TATCTGACTATTGCAGACACGATCATAGGAGTTAGAGATGTTCTTGCAATCGGAAAAGGTTCTTCAGATGATATGTTCTCAGCAGAATACCAATTCAGATTAAATGAACTTCCATCCGTAACACAGGGTGCAGGAGGATTATCTTATTATGCAGCTGCTCAGCAAAACATTGCATTATTAAATCAATTATTTTCCTCTGGAACTACCAGACAAATACGATTCAATCGTTTAACAGATAAACTCCATTTGGATATGGATTGGGACGAAGCAGTTGATATTGATAATTGGATTATTGCACAATGCTATAAAAAGATTGATGGGTCAACATATACAGAAATGTATAATGATTTGTTTTTGAAGAAATATACAACTGCATTATTCAAAAAGCAATGGGGTCAAAATTTAATAAAATATGATGGAATGCAATTGCCGGGCGGTGCAACTTTGAACGGAAGACAAATTTATGATGATGGACACACAGAACTTGAAAAATTAGAAGAAGAAATGCAATTGAGATATTCATTGCCAGACAACTTTTATGTAGGATAAACGGATGCCAACAAGCTCATATTTCCGTACCTTTGATGCAAAAAATGACCAAGAACTTTTGCACTCATTGGTTACGGAATCTATACAAGTAACTGGTTATGATGTAAATTATATTCCTAGAACACTTGTCAACGAAGATACTATTCTTGGTGAAGATTCTATATCTGAATATAAAGATGCATATTCGGTTGAGATGTACATCAAATCGGTTGACGGATTTGAGGGCGAAGGTGATCTTGTTTCTAAGTTTGGTTTAGAGGTACGTGATCAAATTATCTTTTCCATGTCAAGACGAGCATGGGAGGGATTGGATATTGGAGTCCGGCCGAAAGAGGGAGATCTCATTTATTTCGGACTGACAAGTAAACTCTTTCAGATATTATTTGTTGAACACGAAACACCTTTCTACCAAGCAGGCGCATTACCAACATTTGATTTAACTTGTGAACTCTTTACGTATTCTGATGAAGCAATGGATACAGGAGTTAATGAAATTGATGTTGTTGAACAGAAACAATCCTTTGTTCGCACATTTGAATTAACAAGTGTTTCTGGTACATTTACAGAAGGAGAAACAGTCACAGGAGGAACTTCTGCTGTAACAGGAGAAGTTGCAAGATGGGATTCTTCAACAAGTTATTTGTACCTCATCAACATGACAGGAAATTTTACTTTGAACGAAATATTGACAGGAGCATCAAGTACTGCAACTGGAACATATTCAACCAAACAAACAACTGATGAAACTTCTGAAACGCTTCAGACAATTGACAATTCAACATCAGATCAAATTTCTAGTAATAAACAATTTGAGATTGATGCGGATTCAGTATTTGACTTTTCTGAATCCAATCCATTCGGGGATAATCCATAATGTTCGGAACATATTTTTATCACCAAACTAGCCGAAAGATGGTGGTTGGTTTTGGTACATTATTCAATACACTTGAAGTACAAAGAACTGATAGTTCTGGTGATGTGACTGAGGTTATAAAAATACCTCTTTCATATGGGCCCAAAGATAAGATGTTGACAAGGATCAGTGCAGATCCAAATTTGAATCCTAAAGTGGCCCTCACAGTGCCCAGAATGGGATTTGAACTAACTTCTATGACATATGATAGTGCGAGAAAACTTAATACTATGAATAGAAATGTCGCAAAAGGAACTACAGGACTCAAGAAACAATTCAGTCCTGTTCCTTATAATTGGGAGTTTTCTCTTTATATTTTTGTAAAGAATGCAGAAGATGGCACTCAAATTTTAGAGCAGATTCTTCCATTTTTTACACCAGAGTTTACTGTATCAATGACTTTGATTTCCAGTATGAGTGTGAAACATGATATACCATTAGTACTAAATTCGGTAACAAGTGAAGATACTTATGAAGGAGATTTTGCAACAAGAAGGTCTATAATTTGGACACTTTCTTTTACAATGAAAGGATACCTATATCCAAACATAGTAGATAATGCGAAAGTTATTACAGATGTTACAGTAGACACCCACCTAATGTCGGAGGCAGTATCGGCAGAACCAGTATATATCATTTCAGAAGATAGTACTGCATATACTACAAACAATTTAATTTTAAACAGTCATGAAGTAGATGATGCAACAAGAATTAGAATTTTATCAGAAGCATCTCAGGGAGCCACATCTGCTGGTGCAACTGTAAGTAGGGCAAATGTTGTTCCTGTAGATACAGATGCTCTTGATGACGAAGATTTTGGATTTAGTGAAACCTTTTCGTTCTACCCACAAGGAGTCACATATGATCCTGTAAGTGGAACGGATAGTTAATGAAAGTAGAAAAATTGGTTGAACAGAGGATTGAGAAACACCTTGATCTTGGGGAAAATCCCCCCCACTATACTAAAAATGAAGTAAAAGTTCTAAATACAAACGAGGTTTCTCCCCCTATTGTTATTAATGGTGAAGGCGAAAAGGATACAGATTTTCAATATGCTCGTGAAAATATGTATGACATCATTGAAAAAGGTAGGGATGCTATGGAGGAACTTTTGGAGATTGCGAAAGCAGAAGAATCTCCACGGGCCTTTGAAGTTTTCGGACAACTTCTAAAAAATATGTCTGACAGTCAAGAAAAATTAATGGAGCTCCATCAAAAGAAACAAAAATTGGAAAATGATGGAGAACGGCAGGAAGTCACTAGAGCACAAAACGTGACTAACGCAATGTTCATAGGTAGTACCGCTGAGTTGCTAAAATTGGTCAAAAAAGAGACAAAGAAATGAATGACATTTTTAATGCATCTGAATTGATGATGATAGGATTAATAATATTTTCATCATTTTGGATATTTCTATTTAACTATAGAACAGACAATAAAGACAAATACGCAGACAATAAGTGGTTAATTTTATTGGATCTACTTATTAATATGGGAATGTCCGTAACAGGATATTTACTCATTACTATTGTATTTACAAATGTTCCACAACTCGCAGCATATTCAAGTTATCGGTATCCTGTAGGTTATCTTTTTGGGTTGACATCAAACGTGAGCATACCAATTGTTCTCAAATGGTTTCAACAACAAATCACCAAAAAGTTAAACGAAGCAGGAAAGAAGTGAGGTAATTATGGCAGAACAAAAAAAGAAAGAACATGAAGAAACTTTAGTAGAATTAGAGCCAGTAAAACAGATAGAAATAGAAACAAAGGATCTTATAGCTTCTAGTAAGATTTGGATCTATTTGATCATAGGACTACTTGCATATTTAATCTTTTTGGTTATTCCTTCTATTGATGAAAAAGTCACATGGATGGAAAAGGATCTCAATTCGGTATTGGTTCAATCAGAACGATTTAAAAAATCAACCAGAGTTTTTACAAGAGACAATCAATGTGCATCTTGTCATTTGAGTCCAGATTTTCTTCTTCACAATCTACTTATGAAATATCCTAGTTTTTCTGACATCAAATCTTTCATGGCAGTTGGACATCAGAGATATTACACATTGTCCTCACCAATTCCAGACGAAGAATTATTAGCAATATATCGGACATTACAATGATAATGATAGGTAAAGTTATTGTTGCATTGGTGTGGGTATTTTGGATAGTGGTGGTAGATTCAACAGCTGATGGTGCAGACAATCTTACTCTCGCAGAATATAATCCAACGTACTCTACAACATATGACAGGGTAATCAAAAGGGGCCATGTAATATGTGGTGCTAAAGATACCATGCCGGGTTTTGGGGAAGAACTGTGGGATGAAGAGTTGGGTGCATTAAACTTTAAGGGTTTTGATATAGACATTTGTAGGGCGATTGCGGCCGCAGTATTCGGAAATAAAAATAGTGTTGAATTTGAAATAATAGATGGTAAAACGAGGTTCAGTTATTTGATAGATGGAACTGTTGATGTTGTTTCGGCTACTGTTACGTATACGTATACTAGAAATGTTCTTAAAAAATTAGAATTCATGCCCACCACTTACTATGATGGTCAGGGATTTATTGTAAGAAAAACTCTTGGTGTATCTTCTGCAAAACAGATGGAAGGTGCAAGAATATGCTATAGTTCAACTGGAACAGCTGCAAAGAACACTAAAGATTTTTTTACAAAACATTATTTACAATATATTCCAGTTGTAGTTCCAGTGGGCGAAAAGGCAAAAGATTATTATTTGCAACGTAAATGTGATATGTACGGAACAGATAGATCGGGTCTTGCATCAAACCGATTGGGTTTCAAAAATCCAGAAAGACATTTGATTCTTCCTGAGATTATTTCAAAAGAACCACTTGGCCCAGTTGTGAGATATGGTGATCAACAATGGTCTGATATTATAAGATGGACAGTTTTTGTTTTATTCATTGCAGAAGAAATGGGAATTAATTCTCAGAATATAGATAGATTTAAGAACAATGTTGATCCAAGTATAAAAAGATTTATGGGTGAATTGAATGGAAAAGATCATCCACATTTAGGAGCAAAACTAGGACTTCCTGCAACTTGGGCATATGATGTAATAAAACAAGTTGGAAATTATGAAGAAATTTATGAGAGAAACGTGGGAGAAAATTCGCCCCTTGCATTGAAGCGAGGGTTAAATAAACTTTATACAGAGGGAGGACTGTTATACGCACCACCTCTAAAATAGGAAAAAATGTGGTTTCTTAAATGGTTATCGGGAATTA